GGCTTAAGATATCCAGGAAGATTTGAATTTAGAAAACTAGGAATTGTGCCTAAAAATAAAAAAGCACCAGGCAACACCTATGACCACTACAATCTACCAGAAGAGATTGATGCACAGATAGAGGAGATAGATAATTTAATATCAGACTACGAATTAGGCAAGTCTCCAATGATTAGAAGCAAAGAAGAATTGTTAGATGCGATTAGAGAACAAAACAATAAAAGAGGTATGTTGGTAAAAATTAGAAATGAGATTGCACCACAGGATACACAAAAATTAGAAGGTGATGATTTGTTAGAGTCAGCGGAGGTTATAGAGTTCCCTGATGATACAAACTTTGCACAAGGAGGAATAGTTTCTTTAACATGAAGGTAATATTTAACTACGCAACAAGACAGTTTGAATCTATGGAGCCTACGCTACGAGATAGGTTTCAGCTAGGTGGTAGAGTTAATTTTGTTAAAGGATCTCCGTTTCCAATCACAGACGAAGTGTTAAAAGAAATAGATAATTTAATTAAAAATACAAACCTTAATTTAAAAGAGATTGGTAAAAGAATTGGTTTTGGAACAGAAAAAAGAAGTTTAACAATAGACACTCCCGTTATGGAGGCCTACATAGAAAAATATGGTAAACCTAGCGATGCTAGATTGCAAACAAGAGGTGTTCCATTATCTCCGGAAAAAGGCATTGGTAAAAAAATTGTAACAGCTTACGACAAACAAATTAAAAATTTTGGTAAACCAAATATATCTCAAATTGTAAGGGAGGTTTATGGGCCTGGTGTAAAAGACTTTGATAGTGCTAGAGCACAGGTTAGAAGTGTTTTAGGAGATTTTAGAGATTACAAAGGAAAAGCAAACATACCTATTGATAAAAAAGATTTAACCGCAGAACAAATAAAAACAAAAGCTAGAGTTAAAAAATTAAAACTTGTTGACAATCCAACCATAGCAAAATTCATGGCTGGACCAAAAGGTTCTGGTTTTCAATACCACCACATGGATGCTACAAAAACATCTCCAGTAACATTAAACAATGTAGTCTATTTACCCGACGAAGTTAACAATTACATACAAAGTTATGAAGGACCAATCTCACAAAGAAAAAAAGAAATAATAAAATTAAATAAAAATAAACCAAAAGGTTATAAAAAACAAATAGATGCCAAATTAAATCAAATTAGAAACACTATTGCAAAAGCAGATATGGATTTAGATAAAGCAGGATACTCTGCTTATAAAGGTGTGATAGAGGTTGATACTATCGATGTTAATGGTAAACCACTAAAAATTGGTGGTGGATCTGCTTTAAGATTAGGAGAGGGTCTTGCAGAAGAATTAGGTTTAGATCCAAATAAACCATTAAAACAATTTACATCTGAAGAACAAATAAAATTAAACCAAGCTAAAGAAGCTTTGATTAAAAAATCTTCTATTAACAAACCTAAAATGACTTTTGGTAAAGCAGCTAAAGGTGTAGGAAAAGCTATACTTAGAAAATCTCCACCAGCATTGTTTGCCCTTGGTATTAATGAAGTTGCAAAAGCAGCAGAGTTTACTAAAGACCCAAGAGACTTAGCTGTTGCTTTTAATACGTCTGCGGAGGTAGCTGCAAAACAAAAAGCAATTCGGGAGGATGAAACAGGAGAACTTTTAAAAGAAGAAATAGCTAATCTACCAGAGATTACAACAGACGATCAAGTAGCTGGCGCCTTGATGGATTCTTTTCCTAACCAATCTTTCTTACAATATCAATCTGCTGTTGATGATGGTTTTCAAGGTAGCTTTGAAGAATACTTACAGCAACAAAGTATGAAGATGGCAAGCGGTGGTCGTGTTGGTTTTGCAAATGGAACACCTGATCCTTTTGTTGATCAAGCATTAGCAGCTCTTGAGAGTCCTAATGTTGCAGAACAATTTATCAAACAAAACTCACCAAGTGTTGGAGAAATGGTTTTTGGTAAAGATGGTGACAGAACTTTAGTGCAATCGTTTAACACACAGTTTCTAGATCCACGAGCTTTTCCATACTATGGTGCTAAAACATTAGAGGGAGTAACTAGAATACCAGAGTACATGCTTAGAACTATCCCTGCCCTTGGTGATGCAGTGGCAGGAGCCATACAAGGTAGACCACAAGTTTTACAAGATTTAATAAAAAACTTGTCACCAGAGTTTACTGATAAATTACAAAAAGATTTTGGTTTGAAACAATTAATTCAAGACTTAGAAAAAGATAGAACAAGCCCACAAAAAATAACAGGAGGTTTATTAGAGCTTGGTGGAGAAATACCAGGACCAGTGACACCATTTATTTTATTTAAACAGTTTCCTAAATTAAAAAAACAACTTGAAGATCTTGTTGGCACAGGCAAAGCCATGGAGCAAGTCAACAGAGAGATAGAGAAAAAAGGAGCAGTTGACCAAACAAGAAGAGACATTGTCTTATCTATTGGAGCTGGCGGTGCTGTAGGTCTTCTTAAATATTTAGGATTAGATAATTTATTTAAAGTTGCACCAAAGGTTGTAGAAAAAGCTGCACCAGAAATTATAACAAAAGGTGGCACACCAAAATACTTCTTTGACTTTGTTAATTTAATTAAATCCAAAGGTGATGATATTTCTGAAAAAGCCGCAACTATTGAAAGACAAAAAGTTTATGATTACAACGGGTATACACTAACAGAACAATTAGATACTGGTAAAATAAATATTAGAAAAGAGACTGAGGGTGGTGGCAGCTATTCTATTGGTGATGGTGAATATGAAACTATAGAGGGAATTATGAAAGTAGAAGAGATAAACTATAACCCACCTGAAACAATAATAAATGATAAGGGTAAATCTGTAAGAGTTCCAGACAACTATTCAGAGGACATAGCAACGCCAGATCGTGATGGAGGCTTGGGTGATGTAGAGCCTGGTTTAGATTCTATTGATGAAGTATTAGAACTGTTAGCTAAAGATGGTAAGAAATACAGTTTAGATGAGTTAATAGAAATGGGAGTATCGCCAGAGGGTATTGGAGATGATTTCTTACTAAGAATTTTAAAAGATCCATCAGAGCTTAAAATAACAAAAATTAGAAGTAAATTTGATAAAAAATTAGATGCGATAAGAAAAGAAAGATCAAATAAAGCAGGTGGTGGTATTATGAAGATGGCCGGTGATGAATCTGGACCTCCACCAAAATCAGGGCCTACACCACATGGGTTGCCTTATGTAGCTAAAAATGTTAAGCCTATCAAGGAGCGTAAATAATGGCAGATATCGATAAAACTCTTTCCGAGTTAGGGACCTCTGTAAAAATAGAAGGACCTGATCAAGAAGTAGAATTAGAAAAACAAGAAGAAGCACTGAAAGAACCAGTGCAAGTTACACCAACAGAAGATGGTGGTGTAGAGTTAGATTTTGATCCAAGCAAAGTAAATATTGAAGGCACACCAGGACACTTTGATAATTTAGCAGCACTATTACCAGACGACATTTTAGATCCTATCGGATTAGAATTATTTCAAAATTACACAGACTACAAAGCGTCAAGAAAAGATTGGGAAAAATCTTACACAGATGGACTTGACCTGTTAGGATTTAAATACGAGAATAGAACGGAGCCTTTCCAAGGAGCTTCAGGTGCCACGCACCCTGTTCTTGCAGAAGCTGTAACACAGTTCCAAGCAGGAGCTTACAAAGAGTTATTACCAGCGGAAGGTCCAGTAAGAACACAGATCGTTGGAAACAGTGATCAACAAAAAGAAGCGCAAGCACAAAGAGTAAAAGATTACATGAACTACGAACTCATGGAAAAGATGGGTGAGTACGAACCAGAGTTTGATCAAATGTTATTTCATTTACCACTTGCAGGTTCTACATTTAAAAAAGTTTATTACGATGATTTATTAGGCAGAGCTGTATCTAAGTTCGTGCCAGCTGATGATTTAATCGTGCCATACTCTGCAACATCTTTAGAAGATGCAGAGGCTATCATGCACGTAATTAAAATGTCAGAGAACGATTTAAGAAAACAACAAGTTGGTGGTTTCTATTCTGATATAGAATTAGGAGCACCATCAATGAT